GTCGGTATGACGGGCTCTCTATTCTATCGCCACCCATTGTTGCACCTCATTGGTGAGACTCAAAAAATTTTGAGAGCGTCACTGTCACGAAACGTGAAAAAAAACAAAGAAACCTAATGCAGTATTGACTTGTAGAGCGTGACGGTAATTTTTAACATTGTCACGAAAATTAGTTTATTGTCACGAAATTCCTATATTTACAGCCCACAAAACAACTATGACATGAAAGTATCAGTATTTAAAAACCTATTTAACAGCAAAGAAACACCCTACAACCTCTCAATATATGAGGTACACAACCGCATCAAGAATGGCACACCTGACTTGATTCGCAAAATCACCGCAATCCGCTCGCTGGAGAAGTCAGACCCGGAGCATGACCGCCTCAAGTCATCACTCAATGCAATCATGTTCAACGGCATCTTCACTGAACGAAATGACAACAGCTTGGTTGAACATAGTGGATTGTGCATCCTGGACTTTGACCAATATCCAAATGCAAAGGTGATGGATGCTGAAAGAAAGCGCCTCATCGATGACCCTCATGTGATGATGGTGTTCACTTCCCCATCTGGCAATGGATTGAAAGCAGTCATCAGAATCCCAAAATGTGATAAGGTGGAGCACAAGCGCAGATTCACTGCATTCGGCAAGCACTTCCAATCAGAATACTTCGACCAAAAGAATAGCAATGTGAGCCGGGTGTGCTTTGAATCCTATGACCCGAAGATATACTTCAATGAGTTCTGCCAAGAGTTCAACGGCATTGAACACGATCAAGGATTCAACTACACTGAGCGCACACCAACCTGTGTGCTGAATGATGAGGACAAAATCATCAGCCTGATTGAACGCTTCGACCATGGTTGTGAGTTTGTTGAGGGCAGTCGAAATGAGTTTGTGTTTAAATTGGCTGCTGTCATGTGTGAGTATGGCATCCACAAGGATACAACCGAGCAGTATGTGTGGACCAAGTACTGCCAAGGCTCATCATTCTCAGAGCAAGAGATGGTCACAACCATTCGGAGTGCATACAAAAAAGCCACTTTCGGCATGAAGTACTTTGAGGACAAGGATACATTTCAGAAAATCAAGCAGAAGCTCAAGAGCGGCATCCCTGAGGAGGACATCAAAAAGCAATTGAATGTCAGAGGTGATGTGGTTGAGGATGTCAAGAAAGAAATCAAGACAGGAGATGATATCTTTTGGTCTAAGAATGACAAGGGAACAGTCACCATCGAGCCACTCAAGTACTCTGAGTTCTTGGTCAAGAACGGATTCAACAAGTACTATCCTGAGAATGCAGAGAAGCCGACCTTTGTCCGGGTAATTGAGAACAAGGTGAGAATCAGCAGCACTGAGCAAATAAAAGATTTCGTTTTGAACTACCTTCAAGAGAAGGGAGAGCTGGATGTTTGGAATCACTGCTCGAAGTTGACCATCCTATTCAATGAATCGTTTCTCAACATGATTGACTCAATTAATATCTTGATGCTCCAGGATACAAAGGATGCTTCATTCATTCCATACAAGAATGGAGTGGCTAAGGTGACCAAGGATGCAGTCGAATTGATGAGCTACATCGATGTGGATGGCTACATTTGGGAGAACCAAATCATACAACGTGACTTCAAGCTGATGGATGAACACAAGAATGACTTTGAAAACTTTGTGAGCAAGGTGGCTGCTGATGATTCTGCTCGCATCTCAGCGCTTGAAACGACTCTCGGGTACCTTATCCATACTTACAAGGATAAAACTGACCAGAAAGCGATTATATTCAACGACCAAGAGATTGATGACAACCCGAATGGTGGCTCAGGTAAGTCACTCATGTTGACAGCCATCGGCAATCTGCGCAAAATTGTCAAGATTGATGGCAAGAGCTTCAATCCAAGCAAGTCAGACTTTGTATATCAGCGAGTCAATCTCGATACTCAGATACTTGCCTTCGATGATGTCAGGAGAAACTTCGATTTCGAGCAGTTGTTCAGCCTCATCACTGAGGGAATTACCGTGAATAGAAAGAATAAAGATGAGATTTTCATACCTTTTGATCGTTCTCCAAAGATTGTCATCACCACCAACTATGTCATCAGTGGTGCTGGCTCATCACATGACCGCAGAAGGCACGAGCTTGAGTTCTTTCAGTACTTCCATTCAAAGCGCTCGCCACTCGATGAGTATGGTCGACTCTTATTTGACTCATGGGCAGAGAATGATTGGCTCAGATTCGACAACTACATGATTGGATGCCTTCAGAACTACCTTCAGTTCGGACTCGTCAAATCAATCAGCATCAACGCAGATGCAAAGCGATTCATTCAGGCAACGTGCAAGGACTTCTTTGATTGGGTGGAAGAGGGCAACCTTGCTGTATCAGTTTACCACTACAACTCAGCCAAGCTCCAAGAATTTACATCGGAGTTCACAGGATTCAAGGACCTGGAGCCACGCAGATTCCTGAAATGGGTGCAGTCGTATGCTGATTTCAAAGGATTGAAGATGACCAAGGGAAGGAACCACAACGGAAGATACTTCGAACTCGAAGGAGAACAGTCAACCCCACCGACTGATGGTGATGTGTGGGATGAGTTAAATGATAAAGCGAAAGGGATATGACTTATAAATGTATTTATAAAAAATATAAAATATGGGAGCAATTTATAGGAAATGTGAACCAAGAAAACAAAAAGGAAGGTTTATATACAATAGACATCGGCTTCACAAAGTGGGTTGGAAGCCAAAACATAAAAAGAAATATATAGAACTAATGAAGTGGCTTGATGCTCAAATAAAAAACGAAAACATATGACACGACAAGAACGACAACTCCTCAAGGACCTCCAGCTTCAGCACAAGATGGCTAAGTATCCAAACACACCGCCAAATATGTTAGCGCTCACACATTGGAACGACAACTCAGCGAATGAACTGACCAAATCGGTGATCGCATTCCTTCAGTTCAATGGATGCCAAGCTGAGCGCATCAACACAATGGGTGTGTATCGTAAAAAATACCGCACTGATGGTGTTGCCATTGGTGGGCAGTGGACAAAGGGAACAGGTACACCAGGTTCAGCAGATATCTCCGCCACGATCAAGGGCAGAAGTGTGAAAATTGAAATCAAGTATGGCAAGGACAGGCAGTCACAAGCACAAAAGGACTATCAGAAAGCCATCGAAGAGGCTGGAGGGACATACATCATCGTGAAAACTTTTGCAGATATGCTGAAATTTTACAATGATTTTACACAAGTAATCAAATAAATAGTTATATTTACAATCAAAACAAATCAATTATGACAACAACAAGAAAGAAAGCAGAGGAGGCAGAGATGCCAACCCTCAACATTTGGCAGAAGCTACACGCTGCCAAGCAGCAGATTGGCAAGGTGTCCAAGAATGCAACAAATCCACACTTTAAAAAGAGCTATGCTGATATCAATGCGCTGCTCGATACGGTGGAGCCAATCCTTCACGAGCATGGACTGCTATTGTTGCAGCCTGTGGTTGGCAATGATGTGGTCACTCGCATCATCGACATTGAAACAGGTGAGCACATCGAGTCATTCATGAGCTTGCCACCAATCGTGGACCCTCAGAAAGCACTGGCTGCTGTTACCTACTTCAGAAGAGGTACCATTCAATCACTCCTATCACTTCAAGCAGTGGATGATGATGGGAACTCAGCAACTCATGCAGCAACTTCAAAACCAAAGCTAAGCAAAGAACGCTTTGAAAGCGCAGTCGCATCTATTGAAGCTGGCAAGTACACATCAGAGCAGTTGGTTGCCAACTACGCACTCACTGAAGTTCAACTCAAAGCTCTCGCACTATGAAATGGCATCCATCGCAAATCGGGAAGCTGATGACCAACGGAAGAGGGAAGTCAGAAATGGGAGAAACCGCCAAGAGCTACATCAGACAGGTGGCAAAGGAGGCATTCTACAACTACACCACCGAACTCAACAACAAGTATATCTTCAAAGGTAGGGAGCAGGAACTCGAGTCAATCTCCCTACTCAATGCAGTTCGCTTCACTGACTACCGAAAGAATGAGACAACAGTCGAGAATGACTATCTCATCGGCACCGCTGATATCGTCCTGGACAACAAAATCATCGACATCAAAACATCTTGGTCATTAGATACGTTTCCGGCTACACCTGAAGAGGGATACAAAGCCGAATACGAGTGGCAACTCAGAGCATACCTTATGTTGTACGACAAAGGTATGGCTGAACTCGTGTACTGCATGGTGACCACTTGGGATGAGTACCTGAACGAATGGGAGAACCTTCAGCTGCATCGAGTCGACCACATTGACCCGGAGAAACGTATCACTGTCCTGTGGTGGGACCGAGATGAGGATAAAGAGATTCAGATGATTGAGCGCTTGAAGCTGGCATCTGAGTACTATGATGAGTATTATAATCAATTAGTAAATAAATAACCCAAGAACAATGGAAGAGTTAAAAGCCAAAGGCACAATCCACCTAATCGGTGAAGCAAGACAAGTGAGCGACAAGATGAACCTCAGAGAGTTCGTTCTATCAATCGGAGACAAGTATCCTCAGTTGGTACAGTTCCAAGCAGTCAATGAGCGAGTGAAGTTCCTGGATGGAG